AAAAAAGATATGTCGGGGTTTGTTGTAGACGTATAAGGACTGTTTTATTGGTGGCACTTGCGAGAGTGTCACTAGATAAACCAAACCAAACCTTGAAAGGATAAGACATGACACGACAAGAATTGATTGCGGCAATGGACGCAGGTTTGCCTGTGCGTTGGATGAACGACGGCTATGAATGTTACAAAGACACGACAGGTGAATACCTTAAGACGTTTACACCTAATGATCACACAATAGGAATATTTCATCGTGATGGCATAGGTATGAACATTGATGCATCGGACTGCTACATTCAGAAAGGATAAGACTATGAAAAACCAACACACAAAAATTATTAAGCATTTGCAAACGGCCAAGGGTCTGACGGTGCGGGAGGCATTGATTGAGTATAGCATAAGCAGCCTGACTAAACGGGTCCATGAGTTGCGAGGCATGGGCTATGACATTGAGTCAGTGCGCAAGCAACACCCTGTCACGGGTCAACGTTATACACGTTACTTTCTATTGGAGGAATGAGATGAAAGGTTATGTTGTAAGGGTTTCCGTTGCTCTATCAGTGCTGCTAAATGTAGTGCTGGGAGGTGCAAGCAACCAAACATTTAGTGCTAGGAATTGGCAGAGGAAAAAGGATAAAAAGTCCAACATGGTGTGGGTTATTGACAAGATCATTGGCAATGGACACTGTGCTGAGTGTTGGGTCTATTGGAAAGTAAGAGAAGGGAAATGGTAAGATGTATGTTGTAGAGATTGGCGGGTTGGAGGTGATCGTCACGTTACTGGCTAAGGGGTCACGAAAGAGAGGCACACAGCCCAGGTTTAGTGTTGAGGCTGGGATGGACTGGGACGGGGACATCGTTCCCCTGTGTGACGAGGACAGAGCCAGTGCGGTGGCATGGGTGTGTGATACCTATCATGAGGAGGTTTATTGTGGGTGACGGATGGAGATACATAGAGGATGTCATAGCAGCCACGGAGAAGGCCATAGACGTGGCATACTGGGAAGGGCAGGACCCTACCCCCTTGGAGAGAGAACTAGATGGCCTCAAGGTGGCCCAGAATGTGGGGGAGCAGTATGTTACTGACTGGTGATGTGGTAGCAGCCTTGGCTATCATTGCTATCTTGACGAGGTTCGATCTAATCTTTGTAGGATTTTATTACATTCTTAAAAGATTAGGGTTGACGGATTAGAATATGGCTGTATGCTGGGCTTGTCTGCCCCAAGCTGCATACCCCTTTAAGTATACACATGAGGAGATACTAAGATGACACCACTAACATGCATGGCACTAGCCTTATACTTTGAAGCTAGAAGTGAACCCGTAGACGCACAGATTGCAGTAGCCGAGGTGATCCTAAACAGAGTAGAGGACAGCAGATTTCCTGATGATGTGTGTGGTGTAGTCTGGCAGCCTAAACAATTCTCATGGACACATGATGGTCTATCGGACACACCAAAGAACCGTGAGGTCTGGCATGAGATTAAAGATTTATCTGCTGATGTGTTGGCTGAACCTGAGGAGTTTCTATTCGGACATGGTGCAGACCACTACCATGCTACCTATGTAGACCCGTATTGGGCTGACCACTTGACGCCTGTAGGTAAGTATGGGACACATGTGTTCTACAAATGGGAGAGATAGATGTATCAAGATGACGAGAAGAAACACCAGCCATGTCCCTTCGAGGATTGTGGTAGCAGTGATGCCTTCGCATATAACACCGAGAAGATGACAGGTAATTGCTTTGCCTGTGACCGAGGATACCCACATCGTGGGATGAGATTGACCGAGTGGGCCAGAGATGAATACCCACTACCTGAACGAGAAGGATATAACACTATGAGTGTAGCACCAACCGAGTTAATGACCGCAGAGACACGAGAGTTCCGAGGCGTCAACGTAAAGACGATGGAGTTCTACGGTGTGCAAACACTGGTGGGCCAGGATGGTGAGGCTAAAAAGCAAGCCTACATCTACCCATCAGGTGGACGTAAGATCAGGTCGATGCCTAAGGCTTTCCACACTGAGGCTGGGTTCCGTGGTGATGAACTGTTCGGTATGGACAAGTTCAATGCTGGGTCAGCTAGGATTGTAGTCATCACCGAGGGTGAGGTGGATGCACTGTCATCATACCAGATGCTAGGCCAGAAGTATCCTGTCGTATCACTGCCCTCTGCATCACCATCCAAGAAGCTATGGCAGGGTGAGGCTAAGGAGTGGCTCGACAGCTTCGAGAAGATCGTCCTGTCTGTGGACAATGATGATGCTGGTAATGGTGTAGCAGATAAGATTGCTGGGCTGTTCCCCAACAAGACCTACCGTATCCCACACGACAAGTATAAGGATGCCAATGACTTCCTTGAAGCTGGTGCTGGTCAGTCCTATCGGTCTGCCTTCTACAATGCCAAGAAGTATACACCACAGAATGTATGGAACACACCTGAACAGTTCCTTGGTATCCTGCATGAAGAAGACGATGCAATGTACCTACCGACAGGTATTGCTGCCTTCGATGAGGTAGCCTTGGGCCTGATGCAGGGTCACCTGACTGTGTTCCAAGCACCTGAAGGTATCGGTAAGACTGAGTTCATGCGGTATCTGGAGTATCACTTCCTGTCTAACCATCGTGATGTGCCGATTGCTATCTGTCACCTTGAAGAGACAAAGAAACGTGGGCTGTTAGGTCTGGTGTCCTACAAGCTAGGTAAGAACCTGACACGCAAGGACTTGATCGACGAGGCTAACATGGCTGATGAGGTAGACCAGGCCCTGATTGAATTGACTGAGAAGGAGAACCTATTCCAGTTTACCATTGGTGTAGACGAAGACCCAATGGAGATACTCAACCGCATCCGTTACTTTAGTCAGGCATGTGGTGTGAAGTATGTATTCTTCGAGCCTATCCAAGACCTTGCCTACTCACGACAGGGTGATGAGAGCATTGAGAAGTGGCTGTCAGCCCTGTCTGTGCAGCTATCCCGTATGTCTGCTGAGTTGAACGTAGGTATCGTTACCATTGCACACGAGAATGATGACGGTCAGATCAGGGACTGTCGGACCATTGGTAAACGAGCCAGTGTTGTAGTAAAACTTGAACGGGATAAGATGTCGGAGGACGACGATGACCGTAACACCACCAAGCTACTCGTCACAAAGAACCGACCAGCAGGAACAACAGGACACGCAGGATCACTCACCTTCGACGGAGACAGCTTCACTCTCAAAGAAAAGTTCGATAGGTTTGCCTGAGGGTGACCCGTTTGATGATTGCACACACTGGATAGGAGAAATGAAATGACACACGATGAATATGATCCACACTGCTCAGTGGTAGTTGAGATGTATAACGGAGACGGTATGATGACGACTCAACTTATTTATGTAGGGCCATATGATGGTTGGTATGAAGTCAAAGAAGAGTATGATGACTACGAGCTTGAGTATAAAATCTTTGATGCTGTTATAAAACCTACCGAAGAATCTTTTGAGGGTACACTAGGTACAGTCATTCGAATGTACAAGGACGATAGGTAGATAAGATATGAAGATCACAGCAATGGACATAGAGACTGACAGCCTGGATGCTACACGCATCTGGGTTGTGGTAGCCAAGGACATAAACACTGGTGTAGTAGATGTGTTCAAGCACCTCGACACTGATGAGGCTGAGGCTACACGGTTCAAGGCATACTGTTCTGGATACGACAAGTTTGTGTTCCATAACGGCATTGGCTTTGATGTACCTGTCCTCAACCGTATCCTTGGTAGTACCATCAAGGTTCAGGATGTAGTCGATACCCTCGTGGTGTCTCGTATGTTAGATTATAACATCCAAGGTGGTCACTCACTGGACGCATGGGGTAAACGTCTCAACCTATTCAAGGGTGTGTTCAAGGACTTCGAGGGTGGTCTGACACAAGAGATGTTGGACTACTGTATCCTTGATGTTGAGGTAACTGTTAAGCTGTTCAATAAGTTCAAGGCTACCATCTTCAACAAGGAGTGGGCTAAGTCACTACGCCTTGAGCATGACATCCAGATCATCTGTGAAGAGATGTCAGACAACGGGTTTAAGTTCGATGAGGATCAGGCAGAGGAATACTTGGGTGAGATACTGTCACGGATGGAGGAGTTAGAACATCAGTTCCAACGTGACTTCCCACCTGTCCTGACTGAGGTTAACCGCATCAAGTATCGCCTCAAGGCTGATGGCTCACTGTATAAGAATGTGACGGATGCGATGGCGAAGTATCAACGTACACGTAAGGTAGATGATGAACTACTGTGCTATGACTTCGTAGAGTTCAAACCCTCATCTACCAAGCACCGTATTGAACGTCTATGGGAGGCTGGATGGACACCAGTAGATAAGACTAAGGGACACATGGCCTTCATGCGGGACGGGGACGATCCTGAGAAGGCTGAGAAGTTTAAGTTCTATGGATGGATGTGTAACGA